TGGACTCACCCACACCAAGGCACCAAGGTTACGAGCGGGAACAAGTATATCGTAAGTGGATACTTACACTATATCTGAGGTCCTATGGCTTGGCATCATATTATACCCTACCATGAATGGAGAAAACGAATAAATTCCAAGGCTACACGCACCAATCATGATTATAATGCACTAGATAACATAGAGAATCTGACAACGGAGCAGCATGCTTTGGCTCATGATTTTCTTTATGAAATAAATGTGAATGAATTTGATGCGATTGCTGCCAGAATGATTCGTGGTCAGATAGGAAAAGAGGAAGCGCAGGTTCTCATAGCACGCGAAGTCGGTAAAAGGAATAAAGGGCGAAAAGCAACAGAAGAAACAAGATTGAAATTGTCTAACATTCGTAAAGGCATGCCAAAAACAAAGGAATATCTAGAGTGGTTCAAACACAATAATCCTATGAACAATCAATCTAGTCGTGATAAAGTTGCCCAATCAAAAATAGGAACTCCAAGGGATGCGCAGACAAGAAAAAAGATGTCTGATACTATGAAAGCCAAAACACATACCTCCACTACATCTGACACATAAATAGGGGAAACAGACATGGAGGGATTATGGCTTTGTTTGGACTTCTCAAGGATCATCAGAAAGAAATCACACTAGGCACTCCCCGCGATCACAATGAAGTGGAGATGATGGCGAAGGTGAACAAGGCTATTGAAGATGTTTCTGGTAAAAGTGGGATCACTCTCAAACTTGGCAATTATACTTTTCAACATGTCATTGGTATGAATTCTAATTTCCCTGGCGACCCCAAGGCTGATGTGGCAATGGTGAGTGTCGCTGGTGGAAAAGCAACCGAAGTGGCATTCATTTCTTTCAAGAAGGCTGGTGGGGCAGAAGCGTTTCAACAATACTCAGGTCTCACTGAGGGTGCGGGGTTGACGATTAGTAATGATCCCATTGTGGTTAATTTTCTCAAAGATGCTGGCAAGCATATTGAATCATTCAACAAAGGGAAGAATATGGCACAGCAGGGCACCCCTGCGGCGTTTACCTATGTGCCAAACAGTGTGCCAGGTCGTATGCTAGTGGACAGGGCTGTGTTTGGACCCCAGTATAAAAAGATCACGTCCCGCGAAGGGATTGGGGGTCACAAAGATAATGTGCACGTCATCGCACAAGGAAACCCCATCCTCAAGAAAAACGGCGCCGTGTATGAGTTGATGTTCTCTGAGCACGTATTCAGCAACAACCAAGATTTGCGGTGGGTGTTCACCGGAGAATATGCAGCGGTCTTGGGTGGGACCTTTAGAAATGGTCGTGGATTTACGGTCAAAGGTAAACGCTTCACGAACTTTAGAGTGGGTCTCTATCCGTTCAAAATGGTTGGGCATAGAAAAGGTGCGGAAGAACTCTAATGCTACATTTCAAAACCTATCTCGCAGAAGCAGGCGAAAAGAATCTCCATCTGGAACACCTGGAAGATCAGGTATTCAATCGTGGTGTCGCTGGTGGGCGAGAAGCCATTGAATTTCTCCTCTCCCTACGCGACATGCTCCGTGGGCATGTTGAAAAACCCATCAATATCACAACCAAATGGGATGGGGCCCCCGCAGTATTTTGTGGTATCAATCCCGAAAATGGCAAATTCTTTGTAGGCACCAAAGGGGTATTTGCCAAGAATGCCAAGTTGAACTATACGGAGGCTGATATTGACAAAAATCATCCGTCTGAGGGATTGAATGTTAAATTGAAAGCCTGCCTCTGGTATCTCCCGAAGTTGGGTATCAAGGGCATCATGCAAGGTGACTTGATGTTCACAAAGGGTGACGTGCACTCACAGACTATAGAAGGGGAGAAGTATATCACCTTCACCCCGAACACCATTACCTACGCGATTCCTTTGCATCATACCGCATTAGTAGATCGTATCCTCAAAGCACAACTAGGCATCATTTTTCATACCGAGTATCATGGCACCAAGATGGCAACCCTGAAGTCCTCATTCAGGATTGACCTGGGGCACCTGACCCATACCAAAGATGTGTGGTTCCGCGATGCAAGTTTCGTGGACCAATCAGGCACGGCAACATTCACGGCTGCGGAAAGCGAACGGATGGACGCGCTCATGACCACAGCCGGGTTGATTTTTCACGGCATCAATGGCAAAATCCTGAATCAGATTGCACTCAACGAGGTTTTTAGGGGATGGATCAAACAATTCAATAACACCAAGATTCGTGAAGGCACCGCGATTGAGAATACCACAGAACACGTCAACGACTTTATCCGCTGGCTGGATGCACGCATGACCGCAGCGATTGGGGAAGCCAAGCAACCGGATACCAAGCGCAAGCGCACGCAAGAGAAAACCACCGTGCTTGGATTCTTTCGTGCGCACCGAGTTGACCTGAAGAACATTTTTGACTTGACAAATGCCCTCATCTATGCTAAACTAATGATAGTCCACAAACTTAACCAAGTGAAGGGGACGCAGACATTTCTGAAAACAGCCGATGGGTTTCAGGCTACGGCGCCTGAGGGATTTGTTGTAGTGGGGCATCTTGGTAACGCACTAAAACTTGTTGACCGGTTGCAATTTAGCCATGCGAACTTCAATGTCGCCAAAAATTGGGATAAGTAACATGAAGAACGATGGCTGCGACAAGACACAAGAGATGATAGATCAATGGCTTGAGAAAACGAAACATCTCAAAGAGGATTCCACCCCTAGTCAGATATATGGACACATGGACCAAGAACAGGGTGTGCAAGGTGGTCCGTTGGGAGAGGATCAACCAAAGACCAAGCAGGTGCGAACGATCAAGGCTTTGGTGCGTGCTAAATACAAGCGGTAATTGATGCAGTAACATTATGAGGTAATTATGAAGCAGGTGGATTTAGTGGTTGGGGCTGTGACAGGATACAAGTGGGACCAGATCAAGCATTGGGCAAACAGCCTTGATCGTTCAGGCTTCACGGGCAAGAAAGTTGTGATTGCCTACAATATGGATTATGACACCGCCGAGGAATTGACCAATCGCGGCTATCATATTATTGGGTTTTATAGGGATGATCTCGCTCGCCAAATTACCTACCCAGTCAAAGACTTCTCCATCGTTGTAGAACGATTCCTTCATTACTACCTCACACTGACCAATCAATCCAACCGCGAGTGCACTCGTTTCATCATCGCAACGGATGTGCGTGATGTGATCTTCCAACGCAACCCCTCAGAATATCTTGATGGTGAATGGCTCCGTGGGCATGACCTTGTTATGTCCTCTGAGGGTATTGCCTACAAGCATGAGGATTGGGGGAATAACAATCTCTTTCAATCATTTGGAACATCCTTGTGGAATACCCATAAGGACAACACGATTGTCAATTGTGGGGTAATCGCAGGAAAGTTTGATGCGTTCTTGGGATTGGCGAAAACGATTTATCTAGCGTGCCTGCATGCACCCCAACATGTGCCTGGGGGTGGTGGACCCGATCAGGCTGCATTGAACCTAATTCTTGATACCTACGTCTACGAGCATATCACCTGGATCAGCAGCCACGAAAGCACCTGGGCAGCACAACTAGGCACGATGATGGACCCGCGAAAGATTGACATGTATAAACCATTCCTCACAGAACCATTACCAACTTTTAATAGGGAAACAAATCAAGTTGTGAACCATCGTGGATTACCGTTTTCTATTGTCCATCAGTGGGATCGTGTTCCTGAAGTCAAGGAAGCGGTCGAAAGGTTATACTCATGATTGTCGCGTATTCACCAGAATCCCCCAACACCCTCAAAACTCCTGCTGAGAAAATTGCCCCTCCACTCAAGGTGGATGCGCGCCCCCGCAGAATTCTTTATGTGGTGCATCGTTACGCACCATATCCAGGTGGGTCAGAAAACTATGTGCGTGATATGGCAGAAGAGACTCGCCGCCGCGGTCATGTTGTTGCGGTATTTGCGGGGGACCATAAAGGAGACCTCAACGGCGTGATCGTGACCTCCGAGCCTAGCATTCTGAAAGAGAAGTGGGATTTGATTGTGGTTCACGGTGGGGATGTTTACCTTCAAAACTTTGTTCTAAAGCACGCCGATAGTCTTGGTGGACCTGTGTTGTATATGCTTATCATGCCCTCCAATTCCAAGGAATGTGTGGAAGCCCTTCACAAGGTTGCATTCGTGGGGTGTTCAACGCTGGCGGATTGGAGACATGTCAAACGGTGGAGTGTTGAAGATCGGGCTGTCCGTGTGCGCCACGGTGTCGATGCCGCAACGTCACTGGGGAGACCGGGGTTCCGTGAGAAACATGGGATCACGACACCTTATATGTTCTTATCCTCTGGTGGCTACTGGCCGAACAAAGCCTTTGATGAACTGGTGGGTGTTTTCAAGGAGTCCAAGCGCACCGATACAACTTTGGTGCTCACCGGTTATGATAATCGGTTTGGTCTTATGCCTTCCGATGAAGAATTTGTTCGTTCATTCCTCTTTACGGATCGTCAGGATATGTTGGATGCGTTGTTTGATGCCGACCTCTATATCCTGAATAGTTACGCAGAAGGATTTGGACTCGTTCTTTTGGAGTCAATGGTCAATATGACCCCGTGGGCAGGCAGGCATATTGCCGGGGCGGAACTGATGCGCGAATATGGATTCACCTACACCACTCCCTCCGAGTTGCAACTATATCTTCAATTGTTTAGAGGAGTCACAGGGACTCACCTGATGGAAGCACAAAATTATGTGATCTCAACCCATCTAGTGAAGCATACTGTGGCGGATATTTTGGCGATTCTGAAATGAATTTGACCTTTGGTATCTGTACTTCCGATCCGCAATGGTGGGAGGTGCCACAAATCGTTCAAGTGATACACTCCATTCACGCACTTAATGTTTCTGCGTATGAAATCATTGTTGCGGGTTCTTCTGTGGGTGATATCCTTGTATCTAGCGACCCGATACTTCTTGATGAAACGGTCTGTAGCAAGATCACTCCATCCATTAGTAATTTCTCAACGCGAGGATGGATCACCCGTAAGAAGAATTTGATTGCGAGGCATGCCAA